ATATCTGCGTCAGGCAGTAGCAGCGTTTTTATAAGAGGTGGAACCAATAGCAATATAAACCAAATAGAAGTCAGTCCTAGTAGTGGCATAAATTTAACTGCTGCGAATGGTGTGAATGTAGACGGTATTATTGCTTCAACAAGTACTATAACCTGTACTTCTCTTACAGAAACTTCTGATATTGCACTTAAAGAAAACATACAACCTCTATCCAATGTATTAGATAAGGTAAAACAATTAACAGGTTATAAATACAATTTTAAAAATAAAGACAAAGCTTCAATGGGTGTTATCGCACAGGATGTAGAGAAAGTATTTCCAGAACTTGTACATGGAGAAGAAGGTAAAAAGAGTTTGCAATATAGCGGTCTTGTTGGTGCATTAGTAGAAGCAATTAAAGAATTATCAGCTAAAGTTGCCGTTTTAGAGTCGAAATAATATACTTAGATTATTATTATCAATTAACATGGCGATTACTAAAGTCTGGGAAGTAAATAAATGTCGTTTTGAAACGGCTGATAAATATATTTACGAGGTTATCTATCGTGTAAAAGGAATGGATGGAACAGAAGAGAAGTGGAGAGAAACAGGTGCAGTATCTTTACCAAAACCAAGCACTCTTATTGCTTATGATACGTTAGATGCAGCTACAGTTATAGGTTGGGTTAAGGCTAAAATAGATGCGGATGCTGCTGAGATGGGTGGTGGTTCTACCGTCAGTGATATTGAGAAAAAAATAGATGATGCTATTGCAGAACTAAACGCACCAACTACTGCCGAAGGTACCCCTTGGGCTGTTTCAGAATAGTAAATTATGGCGTTAACTAAAATATCTACAAATGCTTTTAAAGATCAAGCAGTTGACTTAACAAAATTACCTCATGGAGATAGTAATAATGATGGTAAATTTTTAAGAGCTAACAACGGAGCAGATCCTTCATTTGAAACTGTTAATCAAATAACTACAGAAGAAGTACAAGATATTGTAGGTGCAATGTTTACTGGTAATACAGAAACAAACATCACTGCAACATATGAAGATTCTGATGGCACGATAGATTTAGTCGCATCTGGTGGTGGATCTTCAAGTCAACTAACAGATACCAATGGAACTGTAAAAGTTGAAGTAGATACCAGTCAAATAAACATAAAAGATAAGTTAAATGTAATTGACACTGTTTCTCAAGTTATTTTTAAAAATAGTTCTGGTGTTGTTGGTGGTCAGCTACAAGTTTATAGTTCTGCAACTTATAATACTGGGTATTTCACTATTCAAAATGATAACCCTGCTGGTGATACAAAAATAGCGTGTCGAACTGCTAATGACTCAGGTTCCCACAATAAAATTATATGTAGAGACACATTTGTTAAAATTGGTCGAGCAATGACAGCATCAACCCCCACAGATCTAAACGCATTGTTTCCATCTACAGGTGGTGTTGAACTTTATCATATTGCAACAGACGGTGCTAGTACTAAAAAATTTGAAACTACTTCTAACGGTATAACAGTTCAAGGATCAGTTACCACACAAGATATTAATATGTCTAATTTAAACGCAAGTGCAAACGAAGTTGATAATACAAAAGGTAGTTGGACTATACAAGAAGGTGCTTCAGATTTGTTTTTAATTAATCGTGTTAACGGTAAAAAATATAAATTTAATTTAACTGAAATATCTTAATTAATAAAAGTTTGGATTTACCAAAAATATATTACCCAAATACTAAAGATATATTAATACCACCCAATACTAAATTTGATTTACCTATAGCAGACGTTCCATATCTAGATCCAGCCCTTTTACCTTCTCTGGAACAAGTTCAGTCGGGACTTGCGGAAGATCAGGCAAAAACTTCTGAAGAAGAAAAGGAGCAAGACGAGGAAGTGCAAGGTATAAAGCCAGAACAGATACCACTGAACCTGCCAAAAAACTTAGAAGATACTTCAACTGTTGAAACTGTAGGTACTTTTAATATACCTTTTTTTGGTGAGATGCCTATACCAGCACCAGAAGTTATAGCTTCTAGTGTTATAGCTGCTGGTACTGCGTCTGTTGTATCTGTAGCTGGTGGTATTGCTATGCAGTCTGTATTGGGTTTTATCAAAAAAACATTTAAGAAAATGTTTACAAAAGTTCTTAAAAAAGAAGTCGCAAATGTTAAAGAAAATATGGATAATAAAAAGGGTAGCTAGAGTTCACATACCTGTACGTGTGGCGTCTAAACTAGCTACTTAAATTTTTCGGAATTTGCTTTAACATAAGCTCTAATATTAATTACATCACTACAAAGACTTGCATATTTTGATTTAGGATTGATCATATAACCAGCAGCGTGGAGTTGTGAACACTTTAAAACTCTCACTAATTGCTTATCATGCTCTTGCTTGCTTAGTTCTTCTTTGGCTAAGTCTAGTTTTACTTTTGCTAACTCAGAACACGTTTCGTTATTAACTCCTAAGGGAACCATAAACGACATCTGAAACCCCCATCCTTCGTTAATGCTGTATGATTCTTCTCCCTGTGCATCATTACCTGTATAAAAAGGTGTAAAACTCATAGAAGGTTGAGAACAAACTAAATCATTATATTGATTCTTTGATGTTGCACCTTGATTTATATTCATATTTTGATTGATAATGCTTGAATTACCAATTGCATTAGGTTGAGCTACAACATCAGTCTCACCTTCTGCCCTTGCAGAATTACTGACTAAACACAGACAAGCTAGTAATAACGCTTGTAGTCTCAATGTCATCATTCTGTGTAATCTTCTCGATCATTTGTGAAGCTGCTCTTGTCGTTGTTGTTAAAGTCCAATCTACTGATGCATCTGTTGGTGTAAATATAGCGTCACTTGCTTCTATTCCACCACTGGTTGCTGATGTAACAGTAATATTTGAACCTTCCCAAGTGTTTAAAGCTGATCCATATTTTTCTGTAACTATAACTCTTGTTATAGTCTGAGTCGTATTCTCTGTTCTATTACTAGATCCTGTAGACCACGTTGGAGTTACTTCTGAATATGCTGGTGCTATAAATAAAAAACCTAATAAAATTAATTTTTTCATTTTGTACCTACTTTGTTATTTTTATTATCTACTATTTTAGGTGCATTGCCATTACCGTTCTTTTTCTTACCTACCTGTAGGCCAAAAGAGGCAAGCGATCCACTAAAAATTGAAGCGATAAAAGTTGGATCAAAGTCTACAATTTTTTTCCCACTGGGAGGCTCGTAATAGGATGCTGTTAACATTCCAGCAGACCATACAAGAACAGCAATTTTTACAATCGTTTCGACACGATTACCTTCTTTTTCTTCTTGATCTTCCATGTAAAAAAACTGCCTAATGTGTGAGGAGTAAGCTGTTGACCACTGCTTATTTTAGACAGCTATGTGCATAATCTAGCAAATGTTGTTATGTTTGGGAAGTAACACACAAAATTATGCTAAAGATACTAAAACCATTGCTACTAAAGTTTTTTACCACGACTGCTGTGAAGCGACTTATCGTGGATCTCCTCAGAGCCATTTGTAAACAGACCTCAAATACATTGGATGATCGTGCTGTTGATATGTTAGAGCAGCAGTTGTTTCCTAAAATGAACTGATATGAACCATAAAGAGTTTTTCAAGATTCTTGTTGGCAATCCACCACCAGAAGTGGAGTTTGAAATTGAAGTCAAACAACGTGAAACAGAACAAATGCCAGAAGAAGCTCTAAGGGCATACTGTTTAGACCTAGTTAAATACACCAAGCTACAGGATTTACTTTTAACTTCAGCAATAATGCGTATATCAGAGATAGAAACTAAACTATACAAGTATGAAAGAGGTATGAAACTATATAAAAAAGTTAGAAAACTAGGTTTTTTTGGTAAGATAAAGTATCTTCTTACTGGCAATACAGGTAAGAAATGATTATATTATTTAAAAACAAGACTAATCATGGATAGAAGTTTAAAAACATTAGAAACTTTACATGAATGTTTAGCAAAAGAATTACTAGGTAAAATACAAAGTGGCGAAGCAAAGGCAGGGGATTTAAACGTAGCTAGACAGTTTCTAAAAGACAATGGTGTTGAGTGCTTACCTGTAGAAAAGAACCT